GAATGGTTAAGGAGGCAACTCCTAAGGCAAAAGCAAAGCATGGCATCCGAGCCGGTGTTTATGTGCCTACCTTCGAAGAGGTGATGGAGTATTCTGAGTCCTTGAACATGTTCTTGGATAAGTATCCACACATCAAGACTCATGTAGAATCCTTGGTTGGTCAAGTTAGATCGACTAGTCGACATGCAGGCGGTGTTGTTATTGGCGAGGACCTAGACAAGTACATGCCATTGATTTGTTCTGGTGGTGTTGTACAAACCCCCTGGTCAGAAGGCATGAACGTAAGACACCTAGAGCCGCTAGGTTTCATCAAGTTTGACATTCTTGGTCTTTCAACTCTGGAGATGATTCAGTCCGCAGTCGGACATATTCTCAAGCGCCATCACGGTATTGAAAACCCTACATTTAAAGATATCAAAACTTACTATGATGAGCACTTGCATCCTGATAAGATTGATCTAGACGATAGCAAAGTATACAAAAACATCTTTCACAAGGGCAACTTTGTAGGTGTGTTTCAGTTCACAAACACAGGCGCACAACGCCTTGCGAAGAAGGTGAAACCCAAGAATATTATTGATATTTCAGCCATTACTTCAATCTATCGACCTGGCCCTCTAAGCGCCTCGGTTGACAAGAAGTATGTCAAGGCCAACAACAACAAGAAGGACATTCATTATTTAAATGATATTGTTGAAGAAGTAACATCTGAAACAGCAGGCTTCTTGATTTTTCAAGAACAGATTGCTCTTCTTGCTCACAAACTAGGTAAAGACATTTCTCTAGATGAGGGCAACAAGCTGCGCAAGCTTTTGACAAAGAAAGGAACTGGCAAAGGCGCTGAAGAGAAAAACAAGATTAAAGAAAAGTTTGTCGAAGGCTGCCTTGAGAAGAACATCGACAAGTCAACCGCTATTGATATGTGGCAAACGTTCGAATATTTCAGTGGCTATGGTTTCAACAAGTCACATGCAGTGTCATATTCAATTTTGAGTTTTCAATGTGCTTGGCTGTTGAACTATTTCCCGGAGTGCTGGACGGCCGCTTTCCTTGACAAGGAGCCAGAGTCTAGAAAAGAGGCTGCGATCTCACTAGCTCAGAAAAGTGGATTCTCAATTAAGACACTCGACATCAACACCTCAACCCAGCAGTGGGAGATCTCCGAGGATGGAACGACGCTAATTCAACCTTTGAGTTCGATCAAGGGCCTAGGTGATAAAGCTATTGAACAGATTATTAATAACCGTCCGTTTAACAATGTCGAGGAGTTGCTGTACAATGAGGACATAGTTTATTCCAAGTTGAACAAGAAAGCTTTAGATGTGCTATGCAGATCTGGTGCTTTGCGTACGCTTATTGATGATAGGTTTACTGGCGATAAGCACTTTTGGATGGCCTGCGTGCAAGATAAACCAAAGAACGTGAAGAAGCTAGATGAGAAGATTAAGCTTTATTCGCCGGAAGGTGACTTTACAAATGAAGAAAGAATTGAATATGTATCCAGCCTCACTGGTATGTTTCCATTTGATTTAGTAATGTCTGCACAAGTTAGGGATTCTATTAAGAAATATGTTGTACCTCCAATTGGAAAGTGGGACAAGGCCCTCGGCGTCGCATGGTTCATCCCCAGAGAGATTATACCTAAAAAGACAAAGAACAATAAGCCATATTGGATCGTTAAAGTAATTGACGACACTTCTGCTTCAACGTCTATTAGGTGTTGGGGTGTTAGAGAGGGAGACGTCATTCACTTAAATCGACCCTATGCTGCAAAACTGGACCACAATGAAGATTGGGGATTCAGCACTAGGTCAATATCTAGAGCCTTCAAGCTATTGGGATAGACACATGGGAAGTCAAAAAAGAAAAATAGAAAGATCCAAATTAAAACAAAAGAAAAAGAAGCTTCAAAAAGAATTAAAACAGAAGGCCATGTTTTTTAACAAGCTTCAAGATTCATGCGAAATATGCAATAAGAGTTTTGATAAAAAGTCAAAAGAACATGCGCTATCATGGAGTGTTATAGTTAAAGAAGAAGAACAGCTTGTTAAACTATATTGCCCTGAGTGTTGGAGCAGGGTAAAAGAAAGAGTTCAGGAATTAAATGAAAGGAATTAACAATGATCTTAGAATATAAATTAAGACCCGGTGCAAGAGCGCCATCCAGAAGCAACCCAAGCGACGCTGGTTTGGATGTCTTCTACTGTCCGAAAGACCCAAAAGTCTCTGCGATGAGCATCAACCCTGGAGAAAATTCCATGCTACCGACAGGATTAAGCTTTGGGATCCCACATGGATACATGCTTCAGGTGTGCAATCGTTCTAGTATGGGAGCAAAGAGGTCGCTGGTTGTCGGCGCACATATTGTTGATAGCGGCTACTCCGGTGAGATCTTCATTGACTTGCATAATGTTGGTCAAGAGGTACAATACATTGAATCTGGTGATAAGATTGCGCAATTAATTCTTGTGCCGGTCGTCCACTTTCGAGCCCGCCAGACTAATGGGTCTCTCTATTCAGACCCAATCTCTATGTCAAATAGAGGTTATGGCTCGCTTGGCAGTACTGACAGTCTGCCTCACCCATTAGACAACATGCCATCAGGATTTTAATATGAAGAACAAAAGCATGAAAGAAGTAGTAACAAGTATTGCAGATCTACACATGCGTGATTATCACGGCACTTCCAAACCTAACTGTTTAGGCGGAGTTGCACCGAAAAACGAAGTTAAGAGCGAGAGCTTGGTCGACCATCCTGCTCACTATAACACTGGCAAGTATGAAACCATAGACGTGATAGAGGATTGGGATTTGGACTTTAATTGCGGTAATGCAGTAAAGTACATTTCCAGACATATGCACAAGGGAAAACCAGTTCGTGATATTGAAAAAGCGATTTGGTACTTGGAGAGAAGGTTGAATACTTTGAAGGAGATGGACAATTGAAGAAGACTGTTTCTTTTGACGATGTACTTTTAGTTCCACAATATAGTGATATAGAATCAAGAAGCCAAGTCAGTGTTGAATCTAGCTTGTCGGATAAGATTTCTTTAAAACTTCCAGTCATCTCAAGCCCAATGGACACCGTTACAGAGCAGCAAATGGCAACCACCATGTACAAAAACGGTGGCTTAGGAGTAGTGCACAGATACAATACCGTCCAAGAGCAAGCAACGATTGTTTATGAGGCATACTCTGAGGGGGCGATGAACATTGCTGTCGCCGTTGGTATGTCTGGAGACTACATGGAGAGAGCCATTGCTAGTGTTGATGCTGGTGCAAACGTCATCTGTGTTGATGTTGCTCATGGACACCATTCTGTAATGGAGAAGTGTTTGAAATCACTTAAAGATAAGTTTGCAGATGATATTCATATAATGGCTGGAAATGTCGCCACACTAGAAGCTTTTGAGTGTTTGTCATCTTGGGGCGCTGACTCGATCAGAGTTGGAATCGGCGGTGGCTCCATATGCTCGACAAGGATTGTTACAGGCCATGGCGTTCCAACTTTGCAAAGTGTTCTTGAATGTGCGAGAGCACAAACTGATACTAAAATTATTGCAGACGGTGGGTTGAAGACAACTGGTGATATTGTTAAGGCTTTCGCTGCAGGTGCTGACTTTGTAATGCTGGGCTCTATGCTAGCCGGCACATCTGAAACACCCGGGAGCGTCTTTACTAGTGCAGACGGAAAGAAGTATAAGGTATACCGAGGGATGGCCAGCCATGCTGCGCAGACTAACTGGAGAGGCAAGTCTTCAACACCTGAAGGTGTATCGACCACCGTGCCTTATCGAGGACAGGTGGACTTAATTCTTAAAGACTTGCTCGGTGGCATACGAAGTGGTCTTTCATATTCTGGTTGTCGAAGCATGACAGAGTTTCAGTCAAAAGCACAGTTCATTCAACAGAGCAGTGCAGGACAGAGCGAGAGCAACACGCACATCTTATGGAGGAACAAATGAAAGACCCCACAACTCCATCGCCTGCTGACCGTAAAAAAATTATGTTTTATGATTCTTTAGATCGTCAAACTAAATTGAGAATCAGATGCCAGTATGATGGGATAACTCAATCTCAGTTTTTTAGAATGATGATCACAGGCTACATTGAAAAAGACGAATTGATTTTTACTTTCTTGGATAGATGCAAAGAGAAATATCTAATTCATGGCAAGCAGAAGCGAAAAACTTTTAATGATCTTTATGAGAGAGAGAAAAAAATAAACAAACAATTCGTCTTAGGAGACGAAGAAATCGAAGACATATTTGATATTATTGCATCAGAGGAGGATTGATGAGAGGGTGTTTAAAAACATGCAAAGAATTGGAAGTCGCATGTCCAGTGACTGAATGTAGATACTGGATAGATGTTGAAGAAGAGTCCAATTGTACTTTTGAGAGCGTTCGTGTCAACGGAGCAATGACTCTCAGAGAGGCCGCAGACCGCCTAGGGGTGAGTTTTGTGAGAGTAAAACAAATACAGGATAAGGCACTAAAAAAAATAGGTCATTTCTTTAAAGATGAATCTATTTAAATGTGTATGTTCTAGAACTTTAAGGAGAACTAAAGATGAGCAAGACGCTTTTAACTGAATCAGAAATTCGCAAGATGATGAAATTTGCAAACATCGGTGGCTTAGCCGAGAACTTTATCGATCAAACTATCGACC